TTCCAGTTCAGTGAAACTTACCTTGGAACTGGAGTGGCTAAAGAAACATGGATAGACAGAACAACAGAAACACAATCTACTACAAACTCGGTATCGGTCTTTACGCAATAGGAGCACTGTGTTATGGCAAGGTTTACGCTCAATCTGCTCCTAGCAATACTAATATTGCTGGCCCTTCTGCTTCCGCTACAGGTAATGTTACTAACCAAGCTGTCCAAGTCCTACAAGGACCGTATGCAGTTAATACCTACGGATCAGGGGTTAGTTGTCAGGGGCCAACGATGAGTGTTTCGCCATTTGTACTTGGTAATACAAATGGTAGTAAAGATCCAGAAACATTCGAGTCTTATACTGGCAATGCTGGTATTAGCATGGGATTTAATTTTCCCCTCGATGGAAGTTTAACTGAACTCTGTAAAGCAAGAGCAAGAACAGAGATTGCTAGACAGCAAGCAGAGGCAGACAAGGCACGATTAGATTTTGAATTGGTTAGATTGTTAAAGTGTGGTGAGGCAATCAAGAATGGAATTACTTTCCATCCAGATAGTCCATACTATAAGATTTGTGCTGACGTAGTTGTGAGGTATCCAAATGGAACCAATACCGCCAATAGGTAATGCCAACGGTATTGCCAATATAGCAACTAATGCCAATGGAATCCCCAAAATTGGCATTCAAGGTCCCAGTATTATCCCAACAATAGATCCTCCAGTCGTAAAATCAACAGAGGTTCCAGTTGTTCGTGGTCTCGCATTACCTGTCTTCCAAGCACCAGATCCTTCCATCAAGTATCCAGTCATCAATGTTCCTACCCAGGAAGAGTTTGATGCTGCTGTAAGAGCAGATAAAGAAAAGCAAGCACAAGAAGATGCAGCAAAGAACAGAGGACTGCCAGACAGCACCCCTTCCCCTCAACTGCCTCAGGCAATCCAAACCCCTCCCACTCCTGAGGTCAAGGCAGAGATCCCTGCAGACAAACCCAGCATCACGGTGGCAGGGTTGAACATCGATCTACCAGACCCCTCCCTAGTCGCTACAGCAGGGTCTGTGGCAGTTGTGACCACCGCTGCTACCATGGCTGCCACAACGGTCTTTAACACCCTAAAGAATGCTGCTGAACCTCTAATCAAAGAAGCAACCAAAAACAAATTCAAACTCAAGATCAAGCAAGTTAAACCAGTTCTACATTATGTGATGGCAGAGAGTGGACACATAGATGTATTTGAATACTCTGATACTGGAACAAAACTTGTAGATCAAGTAGAGAATGTGGAGCAATATATTCGAGATCAAGTTGAAATCAATGCTCTTTATGAGATTGATAACAAGATCATTATTGATGATGTGATCGCAGATAAATTTACAAAGGAGGGGCAAAAGAGATTCAAGCCTCTCTTCGCCCCTGCCAAAAAGATTGCCAAGAAATTATCTGCAAAGTTCTCAATCTGAAAATTTATCTACAACCCAAGAGAAAATCACTACTGGAAGATATACCACAAGGTTGTATAACATGTCAACAAAGATGTTATCTTTCTCTTCTTTACGCTTATCCTTCGCTGGTGCTTGCGCCATCTACCTTCTCCAGAATAATAGTATATAGACCACTCTGGTTGGCATGTTTCATTGCTTGGTCTTCAGTTGCAAACACGGCTGCTTTGGATTTATCCTTCGTCCATTTTGGACTATCGTTAATATTATTTTGGAAGTAATCCCAGGTTCCAGCAAACCCTTCTCTCTTAGCAATATACATCAGAACAATTTGATAGGTAGTTTGATAGGTAGTTTCTCTTGTAGTTCTTTGACGCCTTTAGGCATAACTGCCTCAATAATCTCACGCTTTGCTTGCTCGATTAGAGTTTCTCTGTTCATGTAGGCATATACGCCAGCACCTACAGCAGTTGCGCTCAATACAAATGAGGCAACTGCTAACGCATTAAATACTTTTTGCATCAGATGCCTCCAGTTCTTGGTTGAACTTGTCCTTCCTCTAGAGCTTCTACTCTCTCTTCAAGAGATGGTGCTGCTTCTAATTCTGGAGCAGGTGGTTCTGGTGGTGCTTCTACTACTTCTTCTCTGCGTGGTTCTTCTTTCTTTTCGTCCTCATCATCACCGCCTTTCTTCATAGTGTTGATACCAAATGTTGCAGCAGAGGCAGTAAAGACAGTCGCAATAAATGTTGGATCCATCTTTGATAGAGTGCCAGCATAGCTTGCGGTTAGAAGAGCAGCAGACCAACCCAAAATACATATACGAATTAGTTGTCCCATAGCATTTTCGTTTTTCTTATTAGTCATTGGTCCGTGTGATGTGGTCCGTCTTATTTATTATTCAGTTACTTCTGATTGCGGTAGCGATGCTTGATAAGCAGCAACAACTTCTTCCGTCCAAGTAGCAGCAGCGATAGCAGCAACTCTTGGGTCTTCGTTACTTACATCATCGCCAGGATTAACTACATGACGATGGTAGGTAGCAGCAACTTCTACACCATCTTTGAGGATTTGGTCTCTTCTTCTTACTTGAATAGATCCGTTGAGTAGAACTTCAACTTTATCTACTACTGATTTTTCTTCTAATGCCATTAGGGTTATTCTCCGAACAAGACAGGTTTAGGCAGAGTTATTTATCAATCAACGTAATACTGACCAGAAACAATTTGCTGAGCACTATTTGTGAAGTCAACATCAGTTAAACCATTTCCTCCATTTTCAATTAATGTTATAGAAGTGTTGCCTCCCACAATTCTATATGTAATGATATTGTCAAATGTAATACCAGCAATATCAGCTCCAACAGCTGCTCCATATCCCTGATTTCCAGCTCCTGGAGTAAATGGCAATCCAGCAATAGTAGCAAAACCAGTAGCAGTTCCTTTATTACTTATATTTAAAAGTATATTAAATAAAACTCTGTTGCCAATTTTTGTATATCTTCCTGTTCTTGCCGAATAAACTACCCCTAAATCACTTCCATTAAATGCTATTGAAGGTGTAAATGATCCCTCTTCATAATCATCCAACAACTCAGAAGTCATGCCACTGGCGTTGGCATTAGCAGCGAAACTAATACCAGAACATCCAATAGTTGCGTTTGGTGTTGTAGATACGGTAGAACCATTCCTAGTAAATCTGAAAGATCCATTACCAGCATCTCCGTTTGGATAATAAGAAATATCACCCCATGCTACGTCAGTTCCGTTAAATCTAATTGTTGAGCTGTATTGATCAGCAGTGAGACCAGAAGTAGATGTATTCGCTCCGAGAAATAGACCAATTGTTCCCTGTGGATTACTTACATATAGAGGACATGTAGTTGCGGTGGCACTAGTACCAGAATTACCAAAACATCTGACGCCACCAATAGTTGTTTCAAACTTCTTGTCATTATTATTGTAAAGTTCCGATGCTCCATCAGCAGTAAATCCAGCTAAGAGTTCTGAACCATCTGCCTTTCGGATGTAAACTCCATTAGTTCCTTGAATGTAGAGGTCTCCAGTTCCTTGATCTGTGATATAGCTATTGCTGCCATCATGAGTAATTTGTAAATCATTACTAGCACCAAAATTAGCAATATCACTGTCACCAAGATTAATACCACCCTGAGCTTGAATGGCACCAGATACTGTGAGTGATGTAAGAGTACCGACTGATGTGAGTGAAGATGTAGTAACAGCACCACCAAGAGTGAATACACCAGTCGAAGGACCGATCTGAGAACTGCTAGCAATCAATACGTTATCAATTCTATACTCCTTACCAGTAGCAAGATCCATATGCTCAGAAGAAGTCCAAGCATCAGTAAGATCCTTCCAGAGGAATGACTTATTAGTTGAACCATTAACGATAATACCACCATCGTTAGCTGAAGTATCAGACGGACCAATTGCTGTGAATGTTGGAGTTCCTGAAATAGATGCTGGGTTAGAAAGAACAGCACTATTACCAGTAATAGAAACAATTGTTGTTCCCCCAGGTAGATATCCCTGACCAGATGTAACCACCATTCCTGGAATGAGTCCAAGCGTTGGGTTGATATCTGTGATTGTTGCACTACCAGAAACAGATGTGCAAGTGAAGTTAGTTGTTACAACCGCAGCAAGATTAATTGCCTTATCAGAAATTTCAACTACGGTTGACTTTACAGTTGTTGTTGTTCCATTAACTATCAGATTACCTTTAACAGTAAGGTTATTATTAACAGTAGCATTATTATTCAGTGTGATATTGAAACTGTTATCACCACGAACCCAAAACTCAGTTCCAGATCCAATCACCAACTGTCTATCACCAGACTGGTTAAGAGGTGAATAGGTTACATCATTAACTGGATTAACACTATCAGCAGGTCCAATTAGAACGTTACCACTACCATTACAGTTATAACCAGCATAATATCCGATACATACGTTGGCATTTCCCGCCGTTGGTGTCTCCATGGAGTTAGCACCAATCGCAACGTTGTAATCACCAGACTGATTGCTTAAAAGTGATCCTCTACCGATGGCAGTATTGGCGTCACCAACGTTTACAGATCTGAGTGCCTGATGACCACAAGCGGTATTACCAGCACCAGAATTATTTGTAAGCAGTGCTTGATAACCAATAGCAGTATTCTGAGAACCAGCATTATTTGCTTGAAGAACAGAAGTTCCCAATGCTGTATTAGAACTTACGGCTCCGCCACCACGTCCAACGGTCATAGGATCTGTTGAACCGCCACGAATTCTAATATCAGCATTTCTAGAATCAAATACCGCATTACAAATTAAATTGTCTGCTACAGTAAGACCAATTGTAAGATCTTCCTTGACAACCAGATTATGATTAATGTTAGTTGTTCCGCCAACACCACCAATATCAATCAGAGTAGCAGCTCCTCCAAATTGAATTGACTGAGCACCCGAATTTATTAACGCAAAACCAGTTGAAGTAGTAGTGATACTGGTAAGAATATTTGGGCTAGTTTGAAATACAAGACGATCAAGACCAGTCGTATCCGTAATCAATCCACGAAGTTGAGTAGAGGTTGTGGAAGATAGCGATGCAAGAGTATCTGACTTATAAACTACGTCTCCACCCAGTCTAAAGTTAACGTTTGTACTGGAAGATGCACTATCAGTTGTTAAAGATAAACTCCTCAATACTGCCAATGTTCTGCTAGTGGAAATATTAAGCGTTGCCGAAGCAGTAGATGTAATTGCAAGTCCATTAATACTAGTGGCGCTAGCAGCACCAAGAGTTGGAGAAGTTAAAGTTGGAGAAGTTAAAGTTTTATTTGTAAGAACTTGTGTTTCAGTTTCAGTTACAAATCGCTTTTCAACAGAACCGTCCCATGATCTCCAATAAGATCCAGATTCAAACCACTGCAGTGAATTATATGCTGTTACATTACCGCCAGAATCTGTCGTTCTGTTAACTTGAATACCACCATTAAATCC